AGGCGTAGAAGTAAGCGTAATTGACGAAAGCTTCTACACCCCAGCAGCAGCAGGAACAGTTCCAATGTTCTTTGTTGTATCTGCGGAAAACAAAACAAATTCATCAGGAACAGGAACAGCAAGAGGCACTACAAAAACCAATGCTGGTGTTCCATTCCTACTTACATCACAGAGAGATCTCGCAGACACATTTGGCGATCCTGTGTTCCAAACAGACAACAACAACAATCCGATCAACGGTGGCGAACTAAACGAATATGGTCTACAAGCTGCCTACTCAGTGCTTGGCGTAACTAACAGAGCATGGGTTACAAGAGCAGACATTGATCTTGCTCAGCTTGAACCTTCTTTTGCGCCGCCAGCAGCTGATCCAGAAAATGGTACTTTTTGGCTAGACGTGGGCGCTACTTCCTATGGTATTTTCCAGTGGAACGGCAATGTTTTAAGCGAGCCAAACGGCCAAACCTTTTCTCAGAGAACGCCAATCATAATTACTCGCTCTGATGACACAAAGCTAGGCACAGCCAGCAACGGCGTAGCAAGTGGTGTACCGGTTCCTAAAAACTCAATAGGTGCAGTTGGCGATTATGCTATACTTTTTACTACTCAGGTAGCAAAACTGTTTTTCAAAAGTGCAGGAAATACCGAAAAAGGTGTACAACCAGGCGACTGGGTACTAGTAGGCAGCGAACAGTGGATTGCAAGCTGGCCAACTGTGAGAGGCGGAGACCTTGCTACAGACGCGGGCGGCACTGTGTATGAAACAACTGGTAATCAGTTAACTATTAATGGTACCCCAGTAGACAGCAGTCAAACCACAGCAGAGGATCTACAAACCTATCTAAATGATACGCTTGATATTCCTGGTGTATTCTTCCTTGTGAACGAAGAAGATAGAATAGAAATCTACAGTGATGCTACAAGCGGAGAAGCTGGAGATTCTACACTAGGTGGTCCTGTTGTAATTGAAAACCCAGACGACGAACTAGGCCTTCCAGCTGGTACTTTTTATCCGCCAGCACTTGAAATTGCACCACATACAGAAGTACCTAGATTCAAAGTCACAGACGCTTCAGACCTTGATGCAGGAATTGCTGAGGACGTAAGTGCTAGACCTACAGGTTCTGTATGGCTCAAGACCACCGAACCAGGCGGCGGCGCCCGTTGGAGAATGAAGGTTTACAATTCTCAAACACAGCTTTGGGAAGAAATAGATTCGCCCTTGTTTGATTCAAATGCAGATGCACTATACAACCTAGATTTAATCGGTGGCGGCGCAAACATACCTAATGATGCTGTGTATGTAAAAACCAATGTAGCAGCAGATGCTTTGCCTTTGGCAACATTTAAGCTCTACAAGAGAAACGGTATTGCACCAACTACAGCAACAGGTGCTGTGTTTACAGACATCTCAGTCACAACTAATCTTACTGTAAGGGCAACACAGCCTGGTCAGGAAGGATTTACTGAAGGCAGCTTTGAAATCAGTTCTTCACTAGACGCAGACGACGTTGCAGGTCTTGTAAACAGTCTAGGTATCACAGGACTTACAGCTGCTGTTAGCAGTGACAGAATTACACTTCGTCATGCTACTGGCGGAGATATTCAGCTAGAAGTTACAGATGGCGACGGCCAAGCACTTAGTGACGTAGGTTTTACAACAGCAGTCGATAACGTTTACAACATGGATGGTTGGAATGTATTAGATAACTACCTCCAAGTTTCGTTATGGAAACCAACGGATTCAGAAGGCAATCGTTTTTACGTTCCGTCTGAAAACGAAGTAACAACATTAACTGCAGACGGTAGACTTTGGTACAGTTCTGTTGTAGACGAAGCAGATATCATGATTCACGATGGTAGCACTTGGGTAGGTTATCAAACTCAAACAAGTCCTTATACAGGTACAGATCCAAACGGTCCTATCGTTTCGGCTTCTCGTCCGACGTCTCAGAGCAACGGCGACGACCTAGTTACAGGTGATATTTGGATTGAAACTTCAGTTATAGATGACTATCCAGTGATTTATCGCTATGAGGCAGAGCTTCCAAATACTCGACCAGAGAATCGTTGGATACAGCTAGATGCAACAGATCAAACTTCTGAAAATGGCATACTGTTTGCAGATGCACGTTGGTCAACAGACGGCGGTGATGTTACTGAAGCAACATATCCTGAAGCACCTATATCAGAACTGCTTCTGTCGAACTTCTTAGATTTTGATGCTCCTGATCCAGCATTGTATCCAAGAGGCATGTTGCTGTTCAATCTTAGACGTTCTGGATTCAATGTAAAACGTTTCGTAAGAAACTACATTGATCCGCAGTTAGACAACCCTAGAGACGGCGATGTTTCAATGGAGAACTATTATCCACACCGTTGGGTAACAGAGTCAGCTAACCAAGCAGACGGATCAGGCAGCTTTGGAGCAAATGCACAGCGTAAGGTTGTAGTTCAAGCACTCCAAGCACTGCTAAATTCCAATGATGCTATCAGAGACAAAGAATCAAGAGCATTCAATCTAATGTCAACACCTGGTTATCCAGAGCTGATTGGCGAAATGATTACTCTTAACTTTGATAGAGATCTTAGTGCTTTTGTTATTGGCGATTCACCGGCAACACTTGAACCAAATGCAACGTCGCTGAATACATGGGCAACTAACCAAAGACTTGCTGTTGAAGATAATGACAATGGTCTTGTTTCAAGAGACGAGTATCTAGGTGTGTTTTATCCATGGGGATTCACTTCAGACAACTTTGGCAACAACGTAGTTGTTCCGCCAAGTCACATGATCACAAGAACTATTGTGCTAAGTGATCAGGTTTCATTCCCTTGGTTCGCTCCAGCTGGTATCAGAAGAGGTGGCATTACAAATGCAACTTCGACCGGCTTTATCGATCAAGAAGGCGAGTTTAACAGTATTGCGCTTAACGAAGGTCAGAGAGACGTTCTTTATGAAAACAACGTTAATCCAATTACCTTCCTATCAGGAGCAGGACTTGTTAACTATGGTCAGAAGACTAGAGCAAGAGGTTCAAGTGCCCTTGATAGAATCAATGTAGCACGTCTTGTGGTGTTCCTTAGAGGTCAGCTAAATCAACTTGCTAAGCCTTACATTTTCGAACAGAATGATAAGATCACAAGAGACGAAATCAAGCAGGCAACAGAAAGTCTACTGCTTGAGCTGGTTGGTCAAAGAGCATTGTTTGACTTCTTGGTAGTATGTGACGAAAGCAACAATACTCCATCAAGAATCGACAGAAACGAGCTTTATCTTGATATTGCTATTGAGCCTGTCAAAGCAGTTGAATTTATATACATTCCGCTGCGTTTGAAAAACACAGGAGAAATTGCTGGGCTAGGATAATTGTCCAACAAAAAGAAAAAAGCAGCTTCGGCTGCTTTTTTTATGGCCTCAAAAAATTAGCTAATAGAATGATAAATACATTTGACAAGGAGTAAATGATTATGGCAATATCAACACTATCAAAGATCACTGTACCACTGGATACTTCGGATTCAGCAGCATCACAGGGTCTTTTAATGCCCAAACTTCAGTATCGCTTTAGAGTGACACTGGAAAACTTTGGTGTTTCGACGCCAACAACAGAATTAACAAAACAGGTTGTCGAAGTAACACGTCCGCAGGTTGAATTCGAAGAGATGGAGATTCCAACCTACAACTCACGTGCCTATCTCGCAGGCAGACACGCTTGGCAGCCTATTACACTTACACTACGTGAAGATATCAATAACAGAGTGCAGAAACTAACAGGTGAGCAACTTCAGAAACAGTTTGACTTTTTTGAAATGAGCTCTGCAGCATCGGGCATTGACTATAAATTCACAACAAGAATTGAAATCCTAGATGGCGGCAACGGCGCTAACACACCGAATGTGCTTGATACCTTTGAACTGTACGGCTGCTTTGTTCAGAACGCAAACTATGGCAGTCTTGGTTACGCAAACAACGAAGCTGTTCAGGTAGAACTAAGCATACGCTATGACAACGCTATCCAAACACCAGAAAACACTGGTATCGGAACTGCAGTTGGCAGAACAGTAGGCAGCCTGATCACAGGCGGCGGCACCTAATATATATCATTATCCTTGTCACAGAAAAAGGGCTTCGGCCCTTTTTTCTATTATATGCTCGGTTAATTCTCGTTAATAAATACAAGTATGGCAATATTTGACGGTTTTTTTGGAAACGCACTAAGCGGAGCTCTCAACCCTAAGGGCAATCTCTCTGATTGGAGGCATGCTTCTCGTCTTTTCGTAGAAGACAAGATGAAGTATGCTCCTAAGACCAAGTTCCTTTATCATGTTCAATTTTTTCTATCAGAACCTGCTAAGAGCTTTATTCCCGGTCTTGACAAATTTCAAAACAAAATAGGAGGTCTAGTTTATCAAGCAGACTTGCCTTCATATTCTGCTGCTGTAGAAACAAGAAACAAATATAACAGAAAAAAGAATTTTCAAACCTCGATAGAATACCAGCCTATCAGCATTGTTTTCTACGATGATAACTATGGTGTCACTACTAAACTGCTTGAATCATATTACAAATACTATTTTGCTGACAGTTTTCAAGAGCTAAATTCTGGTGCTTATGGAGATACTCACGGCAGGAAAGATCTCGATCTTAGCGGATTTCTTGGCACAAATCCGTTTGCTGCTAGCTCTGCACCAGAAAATGCACAACAACAGAAAGAAGGCAAAACCCTAGTAGGCGATACACTGTATACACCGGCCGGCAATAATTATAGATTCGGTATGGATAACTTTAATTCTCCTATACCTTTTTTCAGTAAGATAGAAATTTCGCAGCTGGCAAGAAAAACCTATAATACATTTACTCTTGTGAGACCAATTCTTACCGACTGGGACCATGACAGTGTGGATAATAAAGACGGCGCTTCTGCTATGTCAAACAGTATTACAGTTCGCTATGAATCTGTAATATATTCACAGGGAGAAGTGGAGGCAGGTAGCAACGGTGATCCTGCGGGATTTGGAGATCCCGCGCACTATGATAATACTCCAAGCTCGCTTACTACGTTGGGCGGCGGTGCTCAGGGCATAGGTGGCATATTGGGAGGGGCAGGCGATATACTGGGAGGAGAATTTGGTGTAAGCACAATAATCCAGGGCGCTAATATTGTAAATTCTGCTCAGAATCTTACAACAGAAGGTGTAATAGAAGAAGGGTTAAATGCTGCTACTGACCTGCTAGGTAATATAGGAGACGAAGATCTAGGAGGATTGCCTAACACATATTTTCCTAAGAAGAAAGGGGTCGGCGGCGACGAGGATCTTACGTTAGCTAATAGCCTTGATCTAGGAGTTAACACAGACGGGTTAAGTGACGTTAGTGGTATAGCATAATAGGAAACAAAAAAATGAGTAATTTACCAAACGAACCAACAGAACGACAGAGCGACAGAGATGTAAGAGAGTTTTTTGACAAATACTATCTAAAAAAACTTTCATTTACAAGTTCAAAAGTTGATACAGTTATTGGCTTTTTTGAGAACAGAGGTTTTGATAAATCCAGCGCAATTGCGATAGGCACTGTGCTATTAGAACAATCTAAAATCGACGGCATAAATGTATATCAATTGCTTGATACACTGAAAGGCCTAGAAGACATCCGTCTAAGTGCAACAGTAACTGAAATTCTAAATTATTCTAGGCCAAAAACCAGCTCTCTAGGATATAGACGCAGAGATCAAGTAGATAGAGCAGAAGTTAGAAACATAGCTCCGTGACATGCCTAGATTCGCGCAAGGCAAATTCAGCCTAAAAAATCCAGACAAATATGTAGGAAACAAAACGCCTACCTATAGATCCGGCTGGGAATTTGCGTTTATGAAGTTCTGCGATGAACATCCTGCGGTATCGCAATGGGCATCAGAAGCAATCAAAATACCCTATCAAAATCCTCTCACAGGAAAATACACAGTGTATGTGCCCGATTTTTTTATTGCCTATGCTAAC